GTTCCCGTGGGAGCTAAGGGCTAAAGGTGTAAATGAACTAGCAGACTTTACCCCAGAACTAGATTGGGAAACCTTACGTGTTAATATGAAGCAGTATGGTGTTCGCAATGCTACACTTATGGCAATTGCTCCAGTAGAATCCTCTAGTGTTGTTATTAATAGTACTAATGGTATTGAAATGCCTATGAGTCTTATTTCAACTAAGGAAAGCAAAGCTGGATCCTTTACACAAGTTGTTCCTGAATATGCAAAACTTAAAAACAAATATCAAATGATGTGGGAACAGAAAGACTGTGCTGGCTATCTAAAGACAGCAGCAGTACTAGCGGCCTATGTGGATCAGAGTATCAGTACAAACACTTTCTATAATCCTGCACACTTTTCAGAACGTAAAGTACCAACTACACTGATTGCTAAAAATTTAATGCAGGCACACATGTGGGGAATCAAAACATTCTATTACAGTCTAATTAATAAGGCAGGTAGCAAAGCAGTAGAAGTAGCGCAAGAAGTAAACGGACATGTTACAGCAGGCATGAACGGACATCATGTGGATGTAGAACTATTAGAAGAAGATTGCGAGGCATGTAAACTATGAGTCAAGCTCAGTATAACTTAAACACAAAGACAGACTATCTATCACGTAAAATGTTTCTAGACCCTGCTGGTCCAGTTACCATTCAAAGATTTGAAGAAGTCAAATATAAAAAGATTGCAGACTTTGAAACAACTGCTCGTGGATTCTTTTGGGTTCCAGAGGAGATTAGTCTAAGTAAAGATGCAAATGATTTTAAGGATGCATCAGATGCAGTTAAACATATCTTCACTAGCAATCTGCTTCGCCAAACTGCTCTTGACAGTCTGCAAGGCCGCGGCCCAAGTCAAATCTTTACTCCGGTCGTAAGTCTGCCTGAACTAGAAGCTCTAGTTTACAACTGGACATTCTTTGAAACTAATATTCACAGTCGTTCATATAGTCATATCATTCGCAACATCTACAACGTGCCTAAAGAAGTTTTTAACACTATCCACGACACTAAAGAAATTGTAGATATGGCTAGCAGTGTAGGAAAATACTATGACGACCTTCATGTTATCAACTGTCGTAAAGAAGCTGGCGAGAAGATTAACGAAAAAACACACATAAAAGCAATTTGGTTAGCATTGAATGCCAGCTATGCTTTAGAAGCGTTCCGCTTCATGGTTAGCTTTGCTACCAGTTTGGCCATGGTCGAGAACAAAATCTTTATTGGTAATGGCAACATCATTAGTTTGATTCTACAAGATGAATTACTGCACAAAGGATGGACTGCTTTCTTAATTAATCAAGTAGTTAAAGAAGATCCTCGCTTTGCCGAAGCCAAACAAGAATGTGAAGTGGAAGTGTATCAATTATACATGGATGTTATACGTGAAGAAAAGGAATGGGCTGACTATTTGTTTATGAAAGGTCCGGTAATTGGACTTAACGCAAATATTCTAAAAGACTTTGTAGATTATACAGCAACTGGGGCTTTAAAAGACATTGGCATTAAGTATCAACAATCTGCTCCAAAGAGTACACCAATACCTTGGTTCAATAAACATAGCGACACAAGTAAAAAACAAACAGCATTACAAGAAAGTGAAAGCACTAACTATGTTATCGGAGTTATGTCCGATGCTATTGACTACAACGAACTACCAAGTTTATAATACAGTTTTAGGAAATAAGAATGATTACAGTATACAGTAAAAATAATTGCCCGTTTTGCGACAGAGCAAAGGCATTATTAGAGAGTAAAGGTATTGAATACAAAACTATCAATATTGAAGAACAACCAGAACATCGTGAAACACTAGTAGATTTAGGTCTGCGTAGTGTTCCACAAATTTTTAAGGACGGCGTTCTCCTTCCAGGCGGCTATCAAGGCCTTGCTGGTAAAGACGAAACATTTTTTGAATCATTAAAGGGATGATATGTTAATTGATAAAGGCGTTACAGCAGGTGAAGTGGTTACACTTAAATTAACCAGCGGAGAAGAAATAGTTGCAAAACTAGTTGAAGAAACAGCAACTTACTACAAATTAAGCAAACCAATGGTTATTGGTATGGGACAAAAAGGACCAGGACTTATGCCATACTTGTTTACAGTAAGTCCTGATAAAGAAGTTAGATTGCTTAAAACTACTGTTACAGTTTGTGAGCCAACAGACAAAGGTTTTGCTGATCAATTTATTGAAAGTACTACCGGTATAAAACTAGCATAAATATCCTATATAGGAGAATAATATGCCAACTACAGTGACTATGACCGGCCCTGGCACAACAACTATTGTTGATGATGCGGCTCTAGCAATTACCGCTCAAACTACGGCTCTTGGAACAGAATTAGTTTTTATGAGTTCAGATTTGTTTTATGTAAGAGCAAATCTAGAAAGTCTAGTTGAGCAATCTAAACTCCAAGCAAAGGCATTAAGTGATTTAAGTGTCAGCATTGCTGGATTGTCGGCCGCAACTAGTAATCTAGGTGTTATCCAAGCAGCTGCAGCATCAAATCAAATTCAAACTAATAATTTTAAAGTTGCGGCAACTAAACAAACAATGGAGGCAACTGGACAAACACCACCAACAATGCCTCCTATACCTGATCAGATGAAAGATGTGATAACTAATTCAATGGTACTCAATGCCGCCGCCACAACAGAAGGTGCTATTACTAATTTTATTACAACTCAAGCGGCCGCCGCACAGACTTGGATCGTTGGTACAGAAACTTATAAAGATGTTACTAATTGGTTGAAGAAACAAAAAGATACATTGGTTGCCGCTATATTCCCTCCAAGTGCGAAAGGAGTTGCACAATCAAGTAAAGCTATCTCTGGCGTTAAAGATCCAAGCGCATCATAACTATGAGTCTAAGACAAATCAATATTGTCGCAACTCCTCAGCCAGGAACAACAAACACTCCGTTTCCAGCTGGACCAGTACCGGCATTTGTTCCAGTTACAACTACTATAGTTGACACAGATGCTGCCGCAATCGTTGCACAAACTACGGCTTTCACTACAGAATTAGTTTTTATGAGTTCAGATTTGTTTTATGTAAGATCAAATTTAGAAAGCTATGTAGAACAACAAAAGGCAATAAACAAAGCCATTTCAGATATTGATGTAGCAATTCAAGGATTAATGGCTGCAACTTCATATCGAACAGCAATAGTTGCTGCTGAAGCATCAAATCAAATACAAACAAACAATTTTGACAATGCTGTATCAAATACTAGTTCCCTCCAAATGCCAAGTATTCCTACACAATTTAAAGAAGAAATTACTGGAGCTGGAATTATCAGAGCGGCAGCTAATACGCAAGGTACAATAACTAATTTTGCAACAGAACAAGCAGGCAGAACAGTTTCTTGGATTGCCGGAACAGAAACATACAAAGATACTTCGGGTTGGATTAAAAGACAAATTGATGCTTTGAAAAATTTCATTTTCCCACCAACACCAAAAGCAGTTGCACAGTCGGGCAAGGCCTTAACTGGAACTAAAGATCCAAGCGAATAATTATGCCAAGTGTAGCTAGAGTTCAAAAAGATGTTGGTGCTGACTTATTAAAAGTCACAACCAATAAAACCGTTTTTATCGGTGATCAACCATGGGCTGTTGCGACAGAAGGAACTGTTTCAGTATTGGGAGATGTTGTTGTTGCTAGCCAAACTACAGTATATGTTGAAGATAAACGGATTGCTGTTAAAGGTGCAATGATGGCATCGGGATCAACAGTAACCGTAATGTCTCCAGATCCAAATGTTGAAGCTGGTAAAGTTGGTCCGTAATCAAATCCTTTGACATAGCTTTTGTGTTCTGCTAAATTAGTAGTAGAGCTAAAAGCTCACCATTAAAGGAGAAACAAAATGGCACAAAACAAATACTCAGAATTCACAGCAATCGTAGAAGCAATGGAAGGCGACTTTGAAAAGTTCTACGATAAGGAAGTTGGAGCGGCCGGTACTCGTGTTCGTAAACATTTACAAGAACTAGCCAAACTTTGCAAAGAAACACGCAACGATGTAACAGCAGTTAAGAACGCTCGCAAAGAAGTAAAATAAATACGCTATGGCCTACAGTGATAAAGTAATCGATCATTACGAAAACCCCCGCAATGTTGGATCATTTCCAAAAGATGATCCTACTATCGGCACAGGTATGGTAGGTGCA